GCCGCCGCGCCGTCAATGACCGCCGCGCCGGCGGCCGTGCCGGGCACGACAATCGCGAGGCCCACGTCGGGCGTGCCCGCAATGAGCGCGACCCCGGTGCCCCGCGTCTGAATCCAGTCGTACTGGTTCGCCGGCGTGGCCGAGGTCGCGACCCCGACGCACGCGCCCGTGAGCGTGGTGATGGGATTCTGAATCACCCTGCTGTAGGGATTCGCGACCAGGTCCACTTTGCTCGTCGCGACGACCAGCCCGACGTCAATCGGCTGGCTCAGCGTGAGGAGGAGCGCGGCACTGGCATTGGCCGCCAGGTGGGACGCAATCTGGTACTTGAGTCCCGCGCCCGGGCCGCTCGAAATGACGGCCCAGCCGCCGGCATACTGGTTGGCCGTCGCCGCGGTCGCGCCCAGCACGACCGTGAAGGACGTCGCGCCGATATCCACCGTGGTCCCGCCGACGGGCGCGAGGTTCTGATGGAGCGCCACTTGCGCGGGCGCTTGCAGCCAATTCCCCGCGACGAGTGGCGCGACCCCGGCCTGAACATACCGATACGTATTGCCAAAGCTATCGACCGCTTTGGTGCCGAGCGTGTGCTTGGCCGTGGTCGACGACGTGCCGAGCCCTTGTCCAAACGACTGTGCATCGCCAGTAAGTGAGAGTGCCATGATGTCTACTCCTGAAGTGGAAAGTGGCGAGGCTCAGCCCGCGCAGTTGTAGACCACGCCGAGGTAGCGGGGTCCGTTGAAGCCCAGGTTGCCGAAGGTGTACACCTTCGTCACTTCAGTGAGCTGATTGGCCGGGTCGACCGGGGGCATCATCTTCATCCACGCGCCCGAGAGCACCGTGAACTTGATGGCCTTTGGATTGAAGAACCGCACTTCATTGGCCGGCGCGTCCTCGTCGTACATCAAGTCGCACTTGCCCTTGAACTGAATCGCGTCGTTGAGGAAGCCGATGTCGCCGCCGGTCGCCTTCGCGCCGCGTTCAATCTTCTCGACCGCGACGAGCAAGCCTTCATACGCGGCGAAGGTCGTCGCATCGGTGATGGCCGCCGTCGGGACCATATCCACGCCGCCCAGCGAGCACTGATTGAAGGTCGTCGTCATTGCCTGGCGCAGGTTGTCGTAGATGACAGCGGTTTTCGCGCCCGAGTTGGCGCGATTGCGGGCGAAGGTAAAGAGCGCGCGGTTCACGCCGCCGACGGTGCCCGTGGTGGGATTGTTCGCGATGAGCCGCGTGACCCCGTCGAAATTGTTGCCTTGGCCATCTCCGGTCCACGCCTGCCGGTTCATCACCGCCGTCGCCGTGTCTTTGGCGTTTTCGAGCTTAGCCGCGATGACATCAAACTTCTGTTCGCCTTTGTTGCGGGCCGTCTCCAACGTGGAGATGACGACCGTGCCGGCGCAGATGCGCTGGTTGAACTGGAAGGCGTCAAAGGTATCGATGCGGGTCGTCGGGATGGTGTCCATTTCGGCAATCATCCCGAAGTTGGTGTTCTCGGCGTATTCGATGGGGTACTCGAAGATGCGGCCCCCGGTCACGTCTTCCTTGAAGCCGGTATAGCGCGCCTTCCCATTGCCGTCCGGGTCGGCGAGCATCCGCAAGAGCGCGCGGCTGTTGAAGACGTTGTTGGTGGGTCGGCCCGTGCCGACAATCGATTCAAACGTTGACGCAATGAGTTGACCCAGATTTGGATCGGCCATGGTGGAAAACTCCCGGAAGACCGACGCGCTAGAACGTCACGCCGAATTCCGCCGCCTTCTCGCGAAGGATGTCGGCCGTCGTGCGTGGGCTCGTCGGACCGCTGTCGGCGGTCGGGCGTCGGGTGGGCGAGAGCGACGACGTCGCCGCGCGCCCTTTTTGACTGAGTTCGTCCAACACCGCCTGCCGGATCTTGGTGTCACGCGTGGGCAGGTAGGACTCCTTATAGGCGCGCAAGTACGCCCCCTGGAGCCCGTACCGCTTGTCGTTTGTCATGATCTCCGCAATCTTCGGCCGCAGCTCGGCGAACCCTTCCATCTCGGCGACTTCGGCGAAATCCGCGCGGGCGCGGGCATCGATGCGGCCGAGAAAGGCTTGGTGTTCCTGCTGTTGCTGTTGGTCGCGGAAGGGCTGCAGTTCTTTGCTGACGTTCCCCTGGATTTGGCTGAGCAGCCACTGGTCCCGACGGGCTTGCTGTTCGGCGCTGTAGGTATGGGCAATCTGCCCATTTTCCAGTTGGACAGCGATGTCGGGTTGCGGTTGCTCGGTCGGGGCCGGCGACGACGCGCCCGTCGGCGCGGGTCGCGCGGCTCCGTTCTGACCGTTCGGTACGAGCTGATAGCCCAGTTCGCCCGCTAGGTTCTGGAGGAACCGCTGCGGGTGGCTGGTGAGGTCTTTCAGCGTCGGGATGAGGGTCGAGAATTCATCTGGGGTGAACTCACGTTTGAGTTGCAGCCACGGGCCGTGTTCCTGTTCGAAGGCCGCACGGGTCTCCTGGGCGACCTTCTCGCGGGTGCGCTCCAGAATCTTCTTGTGGCGATCGACGGGAATCGGACCGACGGGCGGGGTGGACAGGTCCGCATCCGGGTCAGGTGCCGCCGCTATCGGTGGCGTCCGAGGGTCAGGTGATCCGGGGGGTACCGCTGGCGAGGCGGCGGGAGCGGCCGGGCCGCCTGGGGTGGCGGGCGCATTGGGCGTCGGGGGTACCGAGGCTGTCTGCGCGGCGGCCCCAGACGAGAGGGCCTGCACGATATCGCCGTGAGAAGACAGCGGAGCCGGGGCGGCCGATGTCGCCGAACCCGTCGAACCAGTGTCTTCCACGTCGGGAAGAATGCGCTATTTCAGGGGGAGGTGTCAAGAATTTGACACTTACCGTCATGTTTTTGGCAGTGACGCGCGGAGGCCTCGGTGAGTAAGGTTACCCCTATGACGCAGGCTGATATTGAAGAGATGTTGCGAAACCTCGCGGAGACCACCCGCTATCTGCGGGAGAGCGGCCGACGCATTCGCGAGGCGGCCGAACACATCGTCGCCGTGGCGGATCACCTCCAGGAGATCACTGCGCGCACCGACGCCGCCATCACGGCGGGGTTGACGCACCTCCACGGCGAGGACGACCCCGGAGAGAGCGCGTGAGGGAATCGTTCATGTCACGTCGCGCATCACGAGCCCCCCGCGTGACGCGCACGCCCCAGTGACCAAGGACATGCGCGTCACGGCCTCCGCGTCGTGGTTATTTGGGCGTCGGCTCCATGCCGTCGTCGGGCAGGGTATTATCCGGATACCCCGGCCGACCGCCTGGCAGGCTGTTGTCCGGCTTGCCCGGTCGGCCGCCCGGCAGCGTATGGTCCGGCACCAGAATCAGCCCCAAGCAGGCCAGCCACTTCACCATGTACTTGCGCCCTGGCACAATCGGCAACTGCGCGGCGTACGGCGGCAAACTATTGTCGGGCTTCTCGGTCGGGTCGTACGGAAACACCGGGAGTTGGACGGCTTGCCCGGGGGGTGGCAGATAGATGGGCTGCGACGGATGGCCGCCACCGCCATACACGGGGAGCTGCCCCGCGCTGGGGGGAGTGATGTAAATAGGCTGCGTGGGGATGCCGCCCACGCCGGGGAGCGAGTTGTCGACGTGCCCCCCATCCAAGAACGTAATGACCGCGAGACGTGATGCCATGGTTTCTCCTTGAGAAGTGAGACTAAATTGGTTGACGGACGCGGGTGGTGAAACACAATCACACATGGTGGACCCTCATGTTTGCGTGAACCGCAGCCTGCACGCGCAGACGTAGACGATTTGGTCGTCGGTGACCGACTCGCGGATGGCGGTGTCTTCCCCGATCCGCCCCCCGTAGCAAATTCGGCAAAAGAGTGTGCGGCTGAGACGGTACCGATGGAGCAGGCGGCGGTAGGCGCGGATAATGTCGGCATCGCGCCGGTCGAGCAGCACAGTCGGCGTGGCCGTCGGTTGGCCGTGCGCGTCGAAGAGCATCCCGCTGGTTTTGTCGGTCTCGATGGGTGTGGCGAACGTGCGGAGCTGGTCGGTCGTGCCGACGGGCGCGCGGTACTCGCGCACGCCGCAGCGGCATTCGACGCGGACGCCGGCCGCGTCAATCCGGGTCTTGCACCCGCTCGGGCGGTTTGCTTCCCAGCAGGTGTCGCAGCCGAGCGTTTCGATGAGGCCGTAGCGGGCGAGCACGGCTTCGTGCGCCTGCAGAATCTCGGCCGAGTGCTGGTTGAACGGTTGCGGCGGGACGGGGAGGTTCGCCGCTGCCACCTTGGCCGCTTCCGCCGCCGCCATCGCCTCCAAATCCACCTCGGGCCCAGTGGTGGACTCCTGCTGATTCTTCATCCGCAGGCCTCGCGCATTGAGCAGCGCGAAGTACTCGCGCTTTGTCATGTCCTGCGCGGGAATCGGCTCGACATCGACGTTGGTGAGACACCCGTCGGGCAATTTGTCCACGTCCCAGATCCGATCGGAGTGGACGGCCGGCGCGACGGGTGTCTTATCCTTCATCTTCCAGCTCCAGCTTCCCAGGCATCGTAGACACGTTTGTATTCAGGCCCTGGACTGCTGCCGTCCGCCGCGTACACGCGGATGAACGTCCACAACGCCACCCTCCGGGGTAGGGCCCATGCGATGAACATTGGGAACCGTTCCGTCGAGAACCAGTACCACCACGCTCTCGGCCCCCAACCACTCGTCCACAATCGCCACATATCGGCCTCTCTTGTCGCTCATGCGTCCAGCGCCCCGCGAATCGCCGTCCAGGCCTCATCGTTGGCATCAATCGTGAGCCCTTCGCCGCTGCGCAACAGCAACCGAATCGTTTTATTCGGCGCATCGCCCGCGTCGGTCGCGGCATCGATGGCCGACAGGCGTACCCACACCGTACGACCGCCGCCGGTCGCGACGAGGGAGTGCGTCGAAAGCGCTTTCGCGTCCTTGTCGGCAAACGACGGGGCCAGGTCGTCAGAGTCTTTGCTTTTCGTCATCGTCCCCCTCCAATTTGATGTTGCATTGAGTGCTTATTGAGCGGTTCCTGTAATTGTGCGCTACCGCCATGTTCCGTATTCGGCGCGGGTGCCGGCTCAGGCGTGGGCGGCGTGCTGGGCGTGTTCGCCGCATCGGCCAAGAGTGCCGGGTCACCGAGTTGCATCGCGAGCGTTTGCTTCACGGCCGCCGGGTCAATCTGGAAGCCCGACTGCTGAAGCAACGACACGACCATGGGGTTGGTCAGATCCTCGGCCTTGAAACTGAGCGAGATGCGCGGCTTCTCGGGTGGCGGGGCCTGTGGCGGCGGCGGTTGCTGGAGATGCCGCGCCGGATCTTCCCCAAAGGCGACATAGACGTCACGCAACCCTTCGAGCCGGTTATTAAACGGGTCATTGGCCGTGAGTTGGTACCGGTCGAGCGCCATCTTGCGTTCGGCTTGCTGGTCGAGCCGCTTGGCGCTGTCGGGCTTGACGTTGTAGACAAACTTGCCGGGCACGGTGAGCCGATTCCAGGCCTGCATCTGTTTCGCGCCCCCGGGGCCGGCCAACTCCACGTAGTCCATGTCGTCGGCGAACAGTTGGATCAACCCGCCGAGCGCCGAGACGATGCTCACGAACCAGCGCAGTACTTTGTCGCGCTCCTTATCGAGGCGGATGTCCGTCGCCTGATTCATGTACGTGAGTTCGGTCGCCGTCTTGCTGCCCTGCTCGGTGATGCCGGATTGGTTTTGCCCGAGCGCCCACGCCCGGTCGATGTCGCGCATGGAGATGTCGGAGGCAATCGAGGTGTCGCGCGGGAGGGTCGGCAGCGCAATCATCTCGATGATTTCGTGCGGGGCCCCATCCGTGAGAATGATGGACTGCACTTCGCCCTGTTCAAGTTTCGCAATCGTCGCCGGATCGATGCGGCCCCGGTCGACGCCCCGCATCGGGAGCGCCCGGCGTTTCTGCTGCATCTGAATCGTGCGCGTTTGGCTGAGTTCATCAACCGCTGGGCGCGACATTTGACAGTCGCTTTTCGGAAAGTGCGAATCCGGGGTGTACCGGAGCGTGAGCACCTTGATGGGGAACCCCTCGATGCCAAGGAGATGGCCACTCTGCGGATCGAGCCGCTGATACGGCGAATCCTCATGCACGCGTGGCGCGTCTTCGCCTTCGACGAGCACCAGATGCCGGACAATCCGCCGGTCGGTGACGGTGGGGTCGATGCGGTACGCCCAGTACCAGATTTCCGTCACGGCCTTGCCTGGCCGACCGACGTGGTGCTTGGACGTGTCAATCAGCAGGTCCTGGTCGTACTGACTGCCGGCCTCGCTGGACGGCGGATGCACGTCACTGAGGGTCGCGAGTTCCTGGTCGTCCACGAAGGATCGGAAGCCGAGCCAGTCGGCCTGCTGGTAATTGCTGCGGATGAACCCGGACGGCACGAGCAGTTTCGCGGGCGAGCCGCGCTCGATGTAGTAGCAACTGTGCGAGACCGTCGGCGGCAGCCCCGGTGCGGTCGGGGGGGTGACGCTCGCGGTGTAGCCGACTTTCACCCAGGCGAGACCGGCCGGGCAAATGACGTCGGACAAGCACTCATCGACCGCCGAGAGCACGTCGGTGTCGTCTGGGCCGAGTTTCTGATTGAGCACGGCGTTGAAGACCGGCACGGCCGCCGCGCTGTCGGGATTGCGCGGGGTGAGCACGACTTCGGGCACCTTATAGAAGAGCTGTGCTTTCTTCTGTTCGGTTTTCTCGTAATCGATATTGACCTGCGTCGTGTCGCGGAGTTCAAACCCTTGCGCCTGACGGTACCCGCCCGTGTAGCGTTTCAGGTTTTCGCGCCAGTCGGGCAGTTCCTTCTTCAACTCGTCGCGGGCGGCGGCGATTTCCCCACGCCAGAAGGCGAGCGAGCCGGGGCCATCGAGCGGCAAGGGGAGCCGGGTCGGATCGACCGGCGCGACCTCGGGCGCAGCGTCAGGGAGATAGTCGGGCGCAATCTCGGTGGTCATCGCAGGGCGGCCTCACGGAGTTGTTGAATGTCCCACGCGACCGAGCCTCGGATGGGCGCTTTCGGACGCGGCGTACTGGCCGGCCCAGGGCGGGAATTCGCGCCATAGCGCCACGCATCGGCCGCATGGTCGTCGCCATCGGTCTCGACGTCATCGGCATCGTGCGTGGACTGTTCCTGAATGGGAATGGTGCGCAGAAAGTAGCGGCAGGATGGGTCGACCGTGAGCCAGGGCTTGCCGTCGGGGGCCGTGCGCAACAAGTCATGGCAATTCTGCCAGCCGTTCTTCCCGCGCTGATTGTCGGCCTTGCGCATCGGCAAGCCGGCGCTGCGGAACGTCTCGACAATGGCGCGGCCATGGTCTTGGCCCGTCTTGTTCCACATGGACGGGTCGCCCGCGACGTAGCGGAGCCGACCCATCTCGCCGAGCAGCGTCCGGGTGATGGTGACCATCTTCTGCGCGACGTCGACTGGGTCTTCCTGCTGACCTTTCAACTCACGCGCGAGGTGGAGATGGCCGTCGGCCAGCACGGCCCACCACAACACGCAATACGGTTGGTTGTACCCCCAGTCCATCGACGCGAACCACTCGGTGCCGGCGGGAATGACGCGCGATTTGACGTGCCATTCCTGGCCGTTGTGGAACGTCTTGAACGCGCCGAAGAACGCGCCTTCGAAGACTGACCAATCGCCTTCGAGGAGCTGACTTCGGCGCGGTTCCGGCATCTGGTCGAGGTTCTCGCGGTAGGTCAGATCGATGTACGGATTGTCGTCGACCTTGGCCTGGACGAAGGTGTGCCACTCGGGCTTGTACTTCGGGTAGGTGTCGGGATTGGGCTGTTTGGTAATGAAAAAGTCCCGCACCCAGAGCGCCCCACGCGGCCCCGGGTTACTCGCCGCCCAGACTTTCGGGCCGCCGAGCGCGGTGATGACCGCCGGGTTGCTCGTGCGGGCGCGGCTGAACAGTTCGATCATGTCGCCCTCGTCGTAGGTGACGAGTTCGTCGGGGACGATGATGTCGTATTCGCGCGACAGGTACGACTCTTTGGCCTGCTTGTCGTCCATGTGGCCGCCGACAATCGTGGCCCCCGTGCGGGGAAAGTACAGCCGCCGCTCGCCCCGGTTGTATTTCGCCCCAAACAGGTGCGCGTCTCGCTCCATCTTGAGCAGATGCGTTTCTTCGAGGTCCTTGTAGTTGGCGCGGATGATGAGGGCCGACAGATGCCGCACGCGGAGACAATAACTGTAGAGGGCCCAGCGCAGGACGTGCGACTTGGCCCCGCCGGCCGCCCCGCCATAGAGCGTGCGCACGCAGGCCCGTTGCGCTTCGAAGAATTCGACTTGCCGGGGCGTGGGCAGAAACACAAACCGGTCGGTCTCGCCCGAGCGGATGCGGATGCCCCAGGCTTCCTGGCGCGCGGCACAGGCGAGGGTGGGACACACCCATTGGCCGAGCGCGTTTTGCCAGAAGGCCTTGCCGCACCAGCAGCATTTGGCGTGGGGGTGCCAGACGATCGGGCCGTGATGCACCGGCGCAGGTGGCAGCGTGACGGTCGCGGGCACGGCCACGACCGAGGGCAAGGGCGGTTTCCAGCCTTTTTTTTTGCGTCCGGAGCCGGCGCCTCCCACGCGCGTCAGTCTACGCCGAGTGTCAAAAAATTGACAGTCGCCTGTCAAAAGAGCGTCAGTGACGGCCCGCCGTGAGTTTGGTAGCGTGGCGTCATGTCGGTGATGGTGAGCGAACTGTATAGGACCGACCTCGCGACGAAGGCGGATCTGGCCGACCTCCGGACGGCGATGGCCGAACTGAAGGCCGACCTCATCCGGGTCCAAGTGACGACGATGATCGCGATGACGGCCATCTACGGCGGGCTCGTGGCCGTACTGAAACTGTTTGCCTAATCATGACCATCTCTGACGCGCTGTCGCTCCTCTCGACGTTCCAGGCGAAGCATGGGGACGTGGACGTGTTCTTCGACTGTCCGCACTGCGGCAAATCGTTCCCGCCGAACGTCATCCAGGCGCTGGCGGTCCGCCTTGGGTCGGTACCACCGATGACGCAACTCGATGTCATCGGCGGCAAGGCGACGGTGGCGACAGCAAAGACGCCATGACGCCGCGCCCCGTCGTGTATTCGTGGGACGCCACCTCGGGCGTCTCGAAGAAGCAGGCGGAGGAAGACGGGGAACAGACCGGGATCTGTCATGGCTTTGTCATGATGACGAACGAGCCGACGCTGTCGGCGATTGTGGAGACGGAGGAGGGCCAGATCTGCCTGCCGGATGCTGTGAATTGTCGCTTTCTCGACGTGCGCGACGACGATCCGCCGGTGGACTGGCAACGCACGCGATTGCAGAAGTTGGGCCTTCTGGCGGCACTACCGGGGCGGCGCGGTGCGCATCCCGTCGCACCCCTACGGCCACTGAGCCCCGTATGAAAACCACCCTGCGCCTCGCCCCCCACAGCATCCTGCCCGGCGCGCAAGTGATTGAACTCTGGTACGGCGCGGAGTTCATCGGGCAAGTCACCGGCGCGGACGGCCGGGGGGTGCGCGTCGTCTCAAAGTACACGCTGCACGCCAGCGCGGTCGATCCCGAGCGCGCCACCCCGATCCACATCCTCGACGTGCGAATCACCACCGGGGACGCCTGACATGGATCGCCCCTTCCAGCGTGGCGACTTCGTGATCGTCAGCGTCCACGGCACGCGCGCGAGAACGGCCGGTCCCTGATGCTGCTGTTCGACGGCGGGCTGTACTGGCCGGGCGAGAAAGGCGGCTACAACGGGGCGATGCCGCTCCTGCAGCTGGACGACGGCACCTACATCGAGCTGATCAACCACCGCCCGGTTGGGATCGAGCGGCACCCGTGATCCGACAGCAGCAGGTCCTCGCGAAAGCGCGCAAGCTCCTGGAGGCGCTCGTCGAGCCGCACGACCTGCGCACCCGCGACGGCGAGCACGCGTGGCGCGAATGTCGGTGCTGCCTCGCCCGCGAGGAGCTGGAGCGGGACTCGGCGGTCGAACTGTGGCGGGCGATCCTCGCCGAGCTGGACCGCCGGGACGACTGAGGCAGGGCAGGGCGAGCAGCGCGCCCGGCCCGTGGTCGCCCTGATCAGGTAGCTGATCCCCCGGATGCCCCCTGGCCGCCGTTGCTTTGCCCGAGGAGACGCCATGCACGACGTGAACCCTGTCGCCCACACCGCCCAGGTCCACCACCAGCTCCGCACGTTCCTGCAGACGACGCTGGCCGACGAACATCCCGACGACCTTCTCTCCGCGCTCCTCTTTGAAGCCGTCAGCCGCCTCGCGCAAGACGCCCAGACGCACGCCGAGGTCTACGCGAGCCTAAACACCTGGTTCGAGACCGCGCTCACCCAAATCGAACGCTTTGGCGTCGGCCACCCCCATCCCTGATGGCGACGACCCTCTCTGACGCGCTGCGCGACAAGATCCGCACGGTCCTGCGCGCCCAGCGGTGGACCCAACGTGAGTTCGCCCGACGACTCGGCGTCACCCAAGGGGCCATCAGCTACTTGCTCGCGGGGAAACGCCGCCGTGACACCTTGGAGGCCTATGCGGACGTGGCGGACGTCCTGGGCGTGTCCTTGAGCACCCTGATCGCGGACTTGGAACAGCGGGTCGGCGCGACCGACCCCCCAAGGGGGGACCGCTTCCTCGTCGCGGAGCTGTCGAAGAACTGGATGGGCGGCCTCGAAGTGACGCCGGGCTCCGGCCTCCTCGCGCAACAATTCGAGCGCGTCCTCGCCCACCATCACGCCCGGGGCTACCGGCTCCTCACGTTTCAACTCCATCGCCTCATGACGCAACCGGACGAACTGAACGAAACCATCCTCGCCGTGTTCGAACGCCACGCCGACCTGACACCCTCGCGTCAAGTTTTTGACACTCTCC